CGAGCCCTCCACCTGGGGCACGCTGGCAGCGGCACAGGCCGCGGTCACCCGCTATGGCCTGCGCGGTGTCGGGGTGCTTTTGGGAGATGGGCTGTGCGGCATCGACATTGACCACTGCCGGGATCCGGCCACCGGGGCCCTCTCCGATATGGCGGTGCAGATCATTGCCCGGATGGACAGCTACACCGAGGCCAGCCCCAGCGGCACCGGCGTGCATATCCTGTTCACCGGCACAAAACCCGCCGGCCCCTGCCGCAAGAGCAGCATCGGGCTGGAAATGTACGACGGCGGCCGGTATTTCACCGTGACCGGCAACGTGCTGGAAGCAAAGGCCATTGCCGAGCGCACCGAGGCCTGCGCCGCCGTCCATGCGCAGTATCTGGCCAAGACTGAGCCCGCCGGCACGCCTGCCCCGGCTGTGGTGTGGCAGGCCGTGGACCGCTCCGACGAGGAGATCCTGCACACCGCCTGCAGCGCAAAAGACGGGGAGCGCTTTGCGGCCCTGTATGCCGGCAGCTGGCAGGCCTACTACACCAGCCACAGCGAGGCTGACCTGAGTTTCTGCAACCTGCTGGCCTTCTGGTTCGCCGCCGACAAGGCCCGCATGGACCGGGTGTTCCGGGCTTCCGGCCTCATGCGCCCCAAGTGGGACCAGCGCCGGGGTGCCAAGACCTACGGTGACGCCACTCTGGATCGTGCCGTGGCCGACTGTCAGGAGGTGTACACCCCGCCCCCGCAGACAGCAGACGGCGGCCCGGCCTTTGAGGATCAGGACGAAGCCCTGCGGGCCCTCAATGCCAAATACACCGGTGTCGGCAGGGAGCAGGCCCCGGCCAGCGCGCCGGCCCCCGGCGTCAAGAGCTACTCCATGGACGACACCGGAAACGCCCGCCGCTTCCGTGACCGGTACGCCGACCGCCTGCGCTACAACCCCACCGACAAGTGCTGGCTGGTGTGGGACGGCACCCGCTGGCAGCGGGACGATCTGGCCACCGTCAAACGCTTTGCGGACGAGATGCTGGACCAGATGGACAAGGCCTGCTTTGGCATCCGTGATACCGACAACGCCGCCGCCCAGCGCAGACACGTCCAGAAAAGCCGCTCCAGCCGGGGCAAGGAGGCCTTTCTCAAGGAGGCCCAGCACCTGCCCGGCATCCCCATGCTGCCGGAGCAGTTCGACCGGAACCGGGGCCTGCTGAACGTGCAAAACGGCATCCTGGATCTGGCCCGCCGCAAGCTGCTGCCCCATGACCGGGAAAAGTATATCACCCGTCTGGCGCAGGTCATCTATGACCCGGACGCCGCAGCGCCCACATGGCGGGCGTTTCTGGATTCCGTCACCGGCGGGGACAGGGCTCTGGCCGAATACCTGCAGGTGATGACCGGCTACTGCCTGTCCGGCTCCACCCGGGAGCAGTGCATGTTCTTTCTCTACGGCGACGGCTCCAACGGCAAATCCACATTCCTGGAGGCGCTGGCCAAGCTGTTCGGCGATTACGGCATGAACGCCCAGGCCGAGACCATCACCAGCGCCCGCAGCCGTTCCTCCGGTGCCGCCCGCAGCGACGTGGCCCGCCTGAAAGGGGCCCGCCTTGTCACCATCGAGGAGGGAGATCAGGGTGCCATGCTGGACGAAGGTCTGGTCAAGCAGATGACCGGCGGCAACACCATCACGGCCCGTTTCCAGTACGGCAAGGAATTTGAGTTCCGGCCCGAGTTCAAACTGGTCATGGCAACCAACCATCTGCCCCGCATCCATGGCACCGACGTGGGCATCTGGCGGCGCATCCGGCTCATCCCGTTCACCCAGTGCATCCCGCCGGACAAACAGGACATGCTGCTTCCCCAGAAGCTGGAAGCGGAGCTCTCCGGCATCCTCAACTGGGCGCTGGACGGCCTGCAGAAGTGGCTTGCCCTCAGCAAGGGCGGCAAAAAGCACGGTCTGCCCGCCTGTGCTGCTGTGGATAAGGCCGTGGACGCCTACAAGCAGGATCAGGACCGCATTGCCGCCTTTCTGGCCGACTGCACCGAGCCCGCCGAAGGCCAGACCGTGCAGGCCAGCGTGCTGTTCCGCACCTATCTCAACTGGTGCAGCGACAACAACGAGAAGTGGCGCATGGCCAACAAGCAATTCGGCATCGAGGTCAAAAAGCACTACGAGGTGCGCAAGGGCATGTACTACAACGAGTATGTGGGCATGGCCCTGTCTGAGGAGGGCCTGCGCTGCATGGCGCTGAACCGCGGTGCAGAGCTGCCCGCCCGCAGCACCCAGGGCCCGCCGCTGTACGAACAGACCCGCCTGAAGAACTGAGTATGGAGGGAATGGAGGCAAAGGAGCCTTTCCGGGGACTTTCCTATATATTCTATTTTTTTGTTCCCCTACTAGGGAGTTTTCGGAAATAGGTTCCTACCCTCCATACCCTCCATAGAAAGGAGAAAACGAGTTTGACCTACGAAGAGAAAAGACGCTGGCTCAGTCGGTACGGGGACGCTATGGTAAAGGCCAAGCACCTGCGAGATGATTTAGATGAAGCAGAACGTGACACCGGTTGTACCACGCAGCAACTGACCGGAATGCCGGGCGGCAGCGGTGATGGGCAGAGTCTGGCACGAACTGTAGAACGTATTGAACGAGCCGAGAAAGCCTTGAATGCACAGATCATGCTGTGTGATGATCTCCACGCCGAACTTATGGCCCGACTGGAGGATGTGGACGACCCGAAGGACTACGAGGTCCTGCGGCTGAAGTATCTCCGCTTTCAGGACTGGGAGCAGATTGCACAGAAGATGAGCATCTGTGTACGGCAGGTTTACCGTCATCACCGTAAAGGTGTGGATGCTTTGGAACTGTGACAGATGTCAGTAAAACGTCAGTACGACGTCAGTGACATGTCTTTGATTTCATGATAAAATAGTATCATCGCAAGAGCCCGCAGGAAAGGTTTACTCCCTTCAATCCTGCGGGCTTTGTGCTGCCCGGCTGCGACAGGGGAACACATTTACCGACCAACAGCCTGAATGTACCAGCCGGGCATCCTTTGCATATTTCTGGCCGTCCTCCGGGGCGGCTTTTGTTTTACCTGAACCATGAGAGGTGGTGACGTGTCCAACGAGAAGAATCTTATCCCGTTCAACAAGCGAACGGAGAGCGAACAGAGAGAGATCGCCCAGCAGGGCGGCATTGCGTCCGGCAAGGCACGCCGCCGCAAACGCAGCATGAAGGAAGCCGCCGACTATTACCTCAGCCTGCCGGAGACCGACCGCCGCAGCGTGAACGCCCTGCTGCGGGATGCTGTGGATCCGGAGGACATCGACAACCAGATGGCCGTGATCAAGGGCATCACCGCCCGTGCCAAGAAGGGCGACCCGCAGGCCGCCAACGTGCTGCTGAAGATGCTGGGCGAGGACAACCCGCCCGATGATACCGCCGCCGACACGCTGGAACGTGCCCGGGAGCTGCTGGGAGGTGTGGACAGTGCCATTGACTGAGTTCCAGCAGGAGTTCCTGCGCAACTGCAGCCACCGCTGGAACATCAAGACCGGGGCCACCCGCTCCGGCAAGACCTACCTGGACTGCGCCGTCACCATCCCGAAGCGCATCTGCGCGGCCCGGGACGAGGGCCTGCTGGTCATGCTGGGCAACACCCTGGGCACGCTGGAACGCAACGTGCTGGAGCCCATGCGGTCCCTTTGGGGGCCTGAGCTGGTGGGCGTCGTGCGCACCTCGGCTGCCGGCAATGTCGTGCAGCTGTTTGGCCGCAAGGTGTATGTGCTGGGCGCTGACAACAAAAAGCACATTGCCCGCATTCAGGGCGCTGCCTTCGAGTATGCCTACGGTGACGAGATCACCACCTGGGACGAGGGCGTCTTTCAGATGCTCAAGAGCCGCCTTTCCTGCCCGCACAGCCATTTTGACGGCACCTGCAACCCGGATAACCCCCAGCACTGGTTCAAGCGGTTCCTCGACAGTGATGCTGACATTTACTGTCAGGCCTACACCATCGACGACAACCCCACCCTGCCGCCGGAGTTCGTGGCGCAGCTGAAAAAAGAATATGCCGGCACGGTGTACTACAACCGGTTTATTCTCGGCCAGTGGGCAGCGGCAGGCGGCATCATCTACCGCCCGTTTGCGGACAGCATCGCCGCCGACGACAAGCGCTTCCTCTGGCCCGCAAACAAGCCCTGCAAGCCGTGGCGGGTGCACATCGGGGTGGACTTCGGCGGCAACGGTTCACAGCACGCCTTTGTGGCAACGGGCATTTTGCCGTACTATTCCGGCGTCGTGGGGCTGGCATCCCAGCGGGTGGACCCCCGCAACCAGGATGCCGACTACCTGGCCAACCAATTGCTCACCTTCTGCCTGGCCGTGTTCGCACGGTACGGCGAGATCCATTACATGTTCTGTGACAGCGCCGAGCAGACGCTGATCAACCACATCCGCACCCGGCTGCGGGCCTCTAAACTGTACTGGCTGGCCGACCGGGTGAATAACTCCGCAAAAATTCAGATTATCGACCGCATC